GAGAAGATACTTCGTAATGGTGACGCCATGATAGTTTTGGGGTACGTACCCCAAATTCAAAAAGTTGTGACATTCTTTTTTGCCGACTAAGTTCATGTTCACTAATTTCTAAAAGATCACTTGCCTCTTTATAAAGCCCGTCCCCATAATGCCGCTTGCCGTCCCCTCCCGCTTCGTTATTAATGTAGTGGTAAATCGTTTAGCACTACTTTTAATTTTTCCTTCTCAGCTGGTGTGATCCTTGGCACAACTTTTTCAATATCGGCTTTAAGTTTTTTGACAATTCCCTCTGTTACATCTTCGCGTACTTCTATCAACTTTTTTAAAAGATCGTCAACATGTCCCCACCACTGCAACCGCTGCACCATGAATCGGGGATTTCTATAATAAATCGTCATGCAAACCGGATATGACGGCAATTTTAAAACAACCTGGTGTCGTGGTCGCATCATCTTCTTTTTAAATTCTGGCATATCAAAGGCCTCTTTTGGGATTTCAAAGCCCATTTCTTTCAATTTCTTTTTTCCCAAACGATAAGACTTTACAATAATCGGTTGCTGAATATACTTATCCCCCTTAATGCCGTTCAACTGCCTTTGGTAGGTCCTCCATTTAATAAACAAAGCTCCCTCAACTTTTCCCCTGAAGTAATCCACGGGCAGGGTCCAGGGAAGACCTTTTCAGCCGTACGTGCTTAGCCCGTGAATTGGTTAGTGGTTATAGCTGCTTCAACATTAGATCGTTGAACCTCTGGCACCTCAGCGCCTCGCTGTTTGATTATTTCATGGAATAACCCCATAACTTCAGCACAATCCTCACGATTCGATAATTTAAGGATAAAATCTCTATGCTTATCAATCCATGCCCTGGCTTTGCGCTCAACATAAAGCGCTTGTTTGACCGCATCGGCATCTTTAGCATCGGCCAGGGGATTTTTTCTGTAATCATCATGAAGTCTGATAAATAACTTTTGCAGATCCTCAACTTTGTTTCTCATTTCATAGTAATAAAAAACCGCCCTTGGATCTTCCGGCCCATGTTGATTCATTCCAAATTCTTCGTCAAACATTTTAAGAAATTCCAGCATTGGTAAACAGAACCAAACGTCAATCTCTTCAAATGTTGTAGCCCCTTGCCATTCGATCTCTGATATAAAACTCATGTGACACCCCCCCTGTCAATGTAATTTAATAACGATTCTAACCGTTCAATCGCTGTAAAAAGACTACTGGCAACCGCAGCCTTGCCCTTGGGATAGTCAAAACAGCCTTCACCATCGGTCATAAACAAATCGTAACAAACCCGAATTTGTGGAATAACGGTCAAGTTTATTTCGTCTATGATTTCAAGATTTGACGGTTTCTCGACAATTTCACCCCCGGCGCTGATGAGTGCCAGCGGCGGTTTCTCTCTCTTTAATTCTTGTGGTGTTTCCATGATAGCCCCCTTTCATGCAAATAAAAAAGCCCGAAGGGTTCCCACGGTTCAAGATAAACCGCCTGCAACGTCACCGCAACAGGTTCCTTCGGGCATTTTGTTAAATTAATTTTCATTATCTTGATTTTGGGTTAATATTTATTTATTAAGATATTAATATATTCATTTAAATATCAAGTCAAGTTTTTTTATTGATTTAAATATATGAACATTATAAAAAGGGTTATGCCACGAAAACACGTTACAACCACCATTGAAATTGAGTTAATAAAAAAGCTCAAATACCTATCCGCTGATACCGACCGCCCTATTAATGACCTTTTAGAAGAAGCCATACAGGACTTGCTTGAAAAACACACAAAAAAGCCCAAAAAATAATCATTCACGCTGTTTTAATTCATCAACATATAATTGATAGGCCCCCGGTAAAAAAAGCCTCGATATTAAAACGCAACTTCCGAAAATGTCTTGCATAGATACCTTTGTTTTTTCGTTTTTATGAATACATCCCGAACAATCAAAATTATTCATATTTTGTCTTATAGCCTGATCCAGGCATTTTGAATAAAATGGACACAAGGGGTTTCTCATATTTTATAAAATGCCCGTCCCACACCACAGCGACAACAGAAGCTTCGCGGGGACTGCGGTGCGGGTTTCTGGAGAACAGGACCGGGCCAGCCCTGGCATGAAATCCCCGCGTTCAGGATAATCAACTGTCATGAAAAAACCTTGCATCTTTTAATATTGTCGCAATTTGAGAAACTAAAAGATCCCGGTCATCATTTGCAACTTTCGATTCAATTAGGCTTGCAAGCATCTGAATCCGGCTTTCTTTTACCATCTCAGCATAAGCAGCGGTTATGTAATCAAGGCGCTGTAGCTCACTGGCGCCGGATATTGCCATCTTCCGGTACTCATCCCCAAGGCCCAGCTTATTTGCAATGATTTGCGCTGAATCCATTAGAAACTCACAGAGGGCTTGCAAATCGAATCGATAAAACTTTCATCGTCAACCTGATCGAATGATTTCACTTTCGCCCTGGTAGCAGCGGCCTTTTGCTTGACCTTTTTCAACGGTTCAGGTGTCAGCATCAGCGGATTTGTAAGGCTCCGGCAAAAGTCTTCTGTGCTAACATCTTGTAGACGAAAATTCAGGCCATCGGCTCCGCTTCTGTGATCTCTTGCCGTTCCTTCGGATTCAAGCAGTTTGTCATTCAAAAGTTTCGCAGCTTCAAGAATGTTCAAGCCGGTTTCATCAAAACTGCGATTAACCATTTCCATTTTGGTTTCAAGCCCAAAAAGCAGTTCTGCCGATTTTAACAGCGCCCCCAAAATCTCACGGGTTTTTTCATCTTCAATAAGTGGTCTGTTTCTATTCATAGCTTTAATCTCCTTTCTAAGATAATTTGATCGTTCAATTTTAATACCATCAAGGGACCGGGTTAACGCTCTGCCAACGCCGACCGTGGGGTCTAAAGGGACGCTGGTCAAACTCACCTCATGTGGCGTCCAGCGAGTTGCAATCATGGCCGGCCCTGTAATAGCCTTACCATCGGGCAAAGTGTAATCTTCATTTTGAAGGACTTCCCGATATTTCTGGACCGTGTACCCGACTGAAACACCCTTCAAGCTGCCTGACTGGACCTTACCAAAAGCCTTCTGGCCGTCCTCATCTTCATCAAAAATAACCTTTGCCTTGCCCTTTTTATCTTCAAGTCTGACATTCTTAAGCGGTCCCACAATTACAGCAGGGTTATGATTCATCAAAGCAGCGCCCAGGTTTTTCAACCTGCTAAGATCCACATTTCCAGGACCATGCAAAAGGATCTCGGTCCCAAACCAACGCTTTACAGGCGTTTCACTTGAAAAGGACAGATCCACACTACGATCACTTTCGGTCACCGCCCGTTGATCTATTTCAAGCGATCTGTAAAACAAGTTTTTATCCATTTTAAAATTCTCCTTTATCCTGTTATTTGGCTATTTCATCGAAAACTTTATTTCTAAGCTCCGACCCGCTGCGAAAAGAACCGCTCAAAAATTCTTGCCGGTTGAAATCCCTCAGCTTTGGAATTCGTGCAGCCGGTAGAATTTCGTAACCCGGACCGACAGATTGACAATAAACTTCGGTGGCGCCGATATTTCGCAACATACTGTGAACAAGCAGAATACGCCGGATTTTTTCAACCAAGGTTTTTGCAGTCGAGTCATAAGCCAAAACCTCACTTTCAAGCCACTTTTGAGCCAGCTTAGAAAACGTTTTGTTTTTGTGTTCTTTGGCCTCGGCAAGCTGTTTTTCAATCTCGGGTAACTTCTCATTTAAACCCTCAACAAGTAGCCGGTCCCTGGTAATGATTTTACTACTCAGCTTTGATATTTCTTTTTCCAAAGTTTTGGCTTTTCCCTGGTCATCAGCCACCAAAGCGCCCTTTAAGTCCTTTTGAAGCGTTTTAATAGCAACCTCGGCTTCATTTACCCTTTGCTCAGCCTCGGCCTTACGAATAGATATGCTTTGAATTTCTTCCTCTAATTTGCTTATTTCGATGACAATCGTTTTAAATCTTTTTTTCATTTGTTAATTTCCTTTCAATTAGGTTTTAAGGGATGAGATTTCTCTCACCCCTTTTTTTATAAAACACACCGCATTATGATATGACGGCATGACCATAAAATCTAATGATAAGCTGGCCTGCATTATACTCACCCGTTACCGCGGTTGTGTCACCTTCAATCAAGTAAATATAATCATCGGCGGTCAAGGCGGGTATGTTGTTTATAAATACTTTTCCAGCAACGAGCCCACCAGTATTAATAACAACGTCATCAACAGCAACATCATAGGCCGTATCTGCTGCATCTTCTGCTCCAAGGTCAATGTCGCTGGTAATAGTAGCAGTCTTCTGCCCAGGTGCTTCTACACAGACCATCTCGACTCTATAGACGATACCATAGGTGGCCGTTACATATCTTCCGATATAGGCAGCCCCAGTGGCAAGCCCAATGGCATCCTTTGCGGCATCGCCCTTACAAAGTAATGCAGTAAGATCAACATGTATTTCTGTAATAATATGACCGTTTTCGGTTCTGCGGTACGTTCTTGGCGCAAACGCCGTACTAATAGCCCCAGCACCATGTTCCGCGCTCTGAAGAACATTGTTCGTTAACGCCCCGGTCAAAGTTGCCGTGCCAGAAATAGTGGGTCCGGTAATAGTTGGGCTTGTAAGGGTTTTGTTTGTTAACGTTTGGGCAACACCCTCAACCACAACCTGATCATTTGCGGTCAATGTTGGGTGTTCCAAATAATATGTAGATTTTACGCCCTCAGAATAACTATACCAATACGGGAACGCCATTCCATAAGGCTTTTGGCTTACGGTTCCAGCAAAAACTAACCCTGCCAATACAAAAATCGAAATAAAAACTGTTAAAAATTGTTTTCTCTTCATGGCCTAATCTCCTTTTTCCTAGTTAATGTTAAAAAGTTTACCTGCTTAAAACCTCAAGAGTCTGCCGGATCTCTTTGTCTAAAATTTCAACAATTTTAAGAGGATCTGACTCAACAGCTAAAACAGGTCCAATTCGGGATGAAATATTTAACAATCCATCTCTAATCGTCCGGGCGATATCAAAATATTCTCTTTCAACCTCATCTGCGGGAATTAGTAGACCGGATTTTTCTTCAAATTCAAGTTTTCTCAAACTGGCCAAATACTGTTCTTTTTTTGTTTGAGCCTCCGAAAGAGTTAAATTTTCAAAACCAACTTTTTTGACAACTTTTTCCTGTTTTGTTTTTTTCCGGTTGACTTGGCTTAAATTATTTTCAAGGTCAAAATCCGCCTGCTCGGGATTGACAAGCCAGCGCTTGCCATGGGGTTTTAAAGCTTTTTTAGAAATTTTGCCTTTTGCGATTAATCGCAGGCAATATTCTGGAGTGAAACCTTTTAGCTTTGAATAAGCCGGTATTTTTATATATTCTATTTCTGTCATCGTAACCCCCTTGAATCAAACCAAGTTTTTGACGTTGTTAAGTAAAAATGTGAAAAGCCGCGCAACGGCGATCTTTTATA